GTTATCTGCCTGGTATCTTGCCACCTGCAGGAAGCAATCTTTATACACCGCCCACTCTGTCCTAACCTCTAATAATGCCATATTACTTCGTCTCCTTTCCTGTGATGATATCGAATGCCTCTTTGAGGATTGCCAGTTTTCTTTCTGCCTCGGTCGCTCTCTTGAGTAATTCCTCAATTTCTCCCGCAGCCTTATTTCTCATCAATCCCATCTGAGCATTCATGCTATTAAGAGCCAGTCCATCATCTGAAATCTGCTTTTTAAGTTCATTAATCTTGGTGCAATACTGAGCATCCATTCTGTCGTAGTCATTCTTCTCTTTTGCAAGCTCTGCCTCGAGTTCCTCGATTCTTCTCGCACGGAGTCTCATCAGTCTCTGAATGCCACCTTGCTTTTTCCATGTCTTGCAGAACTCGTCTTTGTCGATGTCGCATCCCATGTACTCTGCTTCAATTTCTCTGTATTCTGCCTCAGTCGGCTCAAACCCTGTTCTCTCGATAAACTCTGATTTCATCATATCCGTTACCCTCCTACGCCATCTCTAAAATTCTCTCTACATCCGATCTTTTCTGACGTATCATCAACATTGCTGTCACTTTGTCAATCTGACCGGAAGTGAGGCTTACGATGAAATCTGCCACCTGGTTGTGCATCTTGTACACTTCCTGGTACAATCTGTCTGCCTCAGCCTCGTAGCTGTCTGACTTTTCCATATCCAGGTGTTCTTCCTGCATCCAGTATTCCGACTGGTTCTCCGCCTCTTCCATTTCTGCCTCTAAGTTTCTCAGCTTCTTTAATACGTCCTTCATACAAATACACTCCTCTCATACGTGTGTTATATTTCGCGTGAAACACTCATTTGCGAGTTGTTCAAGCAAAAAAAATTAAGCGAACAGTTTTCTCAGCTCGTTTGCTTTGTCTGCGTAGCCATTGCTTTCAAGCACCCAAAGGTCAAATCTAACTGCTTCATCTGTGCTTTCCATTCCGCAGTCATTCAAGCTGTATAATTCGTCTACAATTTCGCTTACCATCCAAGTATTTCCTGCAGCCACCATAGCTGTTGCAATGCTCTGAACTTTTTGCTGGCAGAAATTCCACTCTTTTGAAAAAAGCTCACATTCTTCTCTTTCTTCTATTGCTTTCAGATAATCTTCTCTAATATACATAACCGCTACCTCCGTGTGTTTTATTTGTTGTTTGATTATGTATATATTATACTTCGCATTTGCGTATTTGTCAATAGATTTACTTCTAATATGCGTATTTTTATTAAAATTTTTTCAGAACAATCTCGTATCCGAGAGCCGATACTGTCTTGGCAAAACTGTCGTATCTCATACTCTTTGCATTGCGGTTGAGCAGCTGGCTTACATTCTGCCTTGATGTTCCCATCCGGTCCGCTAAATCCTGCTGTGTCATTTTCTCCTCTTCCAGGATGCAACGGATTGTTTCCTCTGCCGTTGTTCCCTTGATTTCTTTCCCGCTCATTCTCTCTTCCTGGCCTCCTTCTTTCTATTTCTTGCCGCTATTCTTACCTTTGCTACCGTTATCCCTGCTTTCGTGAACTCCGGATTCTCAAATCTCAATCCACTTTTGTTCAATTCCAGGTTCTCCTCATTGTCTGTCAGAAACAGATTCTTAATGTTGCAGTTGTCCTTGTCTCCGTCAAGAAACGATACCATCTTGCCTGCTGGAATAGGTCCGTTGTGTTCTTCCCATACGGCTCTGTGAACAAATTCAAATCTCTCCCGTTGGGTTCCTTTCTCCTTCACCTTCCGGATTAGATAACCGTCTGTCGTGTGGGTGTACTCGCCTACCTCCATGTGGTTCTTCGGAACCTGTCCCTTTTTAAACATTGTCGCCTTGCACTTTTCGTACTGCTCACGTGACATAGGCTTTCCTTTATTCGGTGGTTCCTGTCCTGGTCGAAACCTGCAGTCAACTCCGCTTACAATATCGTGGTTCTTCTTATATGCCCTGCACTGACTGGCGGAGAACTCTATTCCGAAATGAAGAGATACCATTTCTGCTATCTCTTCCGTCTTTCTTCCTGGTGCGATGCTTCGCACATATTCTTCCATCCCTTCCGGATATTTGAAAGAACTCCCTTTCTTTGTTCCGGAAGGCGTCCCGCTTTTGATGCCATACCGGTTCTTCGCACCTTTTATCATCGATTCTGTGAATGTCATTCCGTACTTCCTGTCGTACCCCTGCTGGTTGATGATCTCTGCCACTTCCTTGCTGGTCCGTCCCGGTACATTCTCACGCAGCCAAGTTACAACCTCTTCGGGCCAACCTCTCATTTACGATTGCCCCCCCCGCATGAACTTCAAGCATTTCCGGAATCGCCTTCTGTCTCTCGTACCCGTACTCGTCCATGTGCTTCATGGCCTTGTACTGCAGTTCTCCATTTTTGATGATCTGCTCGCTAATGTCGCATATCGCATCCGTTCTCTTTAACTCGCTTTCCAACTCGTCTCCTGTCAAATCATCGTCGCCCAGCTTTTCCAGCTGAGCAAACAAATGATTGTTCAAATCTCCTAATGTATTCTTCATCTCTTTGTTTCCTTTCTTGCTGCGCTTACGACCAATTCCATTGTCGTATTGAATGGTGTATTGCAATCCTCCATTTTGTCGAACAGTTCGACCGCCTTCTGCAGGAACTCCTCGCTATCAATCAGCTTCTCGTACTCTTCTTCACCCAGGTTATCGCTCTCGTATAATCCCTGCAGGTAATTCTTCACATCCTCAGTTCTATCGCTCTCGCTCATCGCCCTGCTGATTTCCCCCATAAGTGACTCATTGATTACCGCCGGTTCTTCTGTAATGTAGAATCTTGCATTGCCGCTGATGCTACCGCTTATCTCATACTTGGTGTCTGTGTGTTCTTCCATTAGGATATCTCCCTCAATACTTACATACTCCTTCGCTTTGGTGTCGGCTATCTGATTCAATATGTCGATCAGCTGTTTCTCATCACTGGAAATTGCTACCACAGTTACTCCAATATCATCCGTGCATTCCCAGCATCCAGCCAATACAAATAATCTAATTATCTTTTTCACGCTTTGCCTCCTTCCAGTCGCCTGCTATCTCAACGACCGTTCTTTTCAAAATCTTAAACTTATCCGGATCAATCCAGCTTGGAATTTCTCCATTTTTTACTCTTTCTTGGTACCGGTTCAAACACAACTGCTTTACTGGTACTGGCCTGCCGATCTGAACAAACATGCCTCTCTGCTTGTCCCAGGCAAATGCTCCGTACTCTACATTCTCAACTGCAGCTTTCATAACCTCTATTGCCGCATCCAACGCTTCCAGTTCCATGGGACCAGGCGGCGTCTCTTCGATGTTCCGAATATTATGCAGGTACGTTTCCAGTACCGCCGCATTTTCTCTATATGTCATATCTCACCTACCATTCAATCGGATAGCCGGTCAGATTTTCGCACTGCTCCAGCTCTTCTGCGAACATTGATTCGTATAACTCCTGCAATTCAGACTTGCCTCTAAAATTGGTGTCCTGCAGATTTATCCAAAAACTGAAATCTTGTTCCGGGTTCAGCCTTTCCAGGTTTCCTCTTAACTCAAAGTCTGCCTCAGTCAGCGGCTCTGCTGGCAAGCTGGCTATCTTTTCCTCTCTCGCCTTGGTAAGAATATATCTGCCTTCTTCAAATACCTGCCGGATGATGTTGTTCATCGTCAGTTCCATGCTTTCTTCTCGCATTCTACCTATCACTGCATACATATCGCATTCCGCATCATCTAACAGTCTCAAATCATCTATTCCACAGCCGAACACTGCTCTTGCTAATTCTGTATTCATTCTGCATCCTCCTATCAAAAAATTTCTTTCAGCTCATAGCTCTTAACTACTTTCCCTATCTGTCCTTTGATTCTCAGCTCCTCCATCTTTCTTTCAGCAAGTTTCTCCGTGTCGAACATCATTGCTTCATTTATTTTTACCGTGTATCCGTAGTCCATCTTGAAACTGTACCTCCGGCCAACATATTTCTTTCTCCCATCTCTCATTGTGATAATGACAAACTTCTCTATGCTTGCCTGTGTTCTCATGTACTCCATTAGTTTCTCCTTCCTACAGATACGAACATCCATATCTCTTCCGGAAGGTTTCTCTGCCTCCCTTATGGATAATCTGTTTTACTTCGCCTTCCTCCCTGCCTTCATCAATAATCCTTGCAAATTCATCTGCCTTCTGCAGGGCGTATTCTTTTTCCCAGGCCAGCTGTCCGATAATCTTTGACATTCTCTCTGCCATCGGGTTTCCGTGTATTCTCATTAGGATTTCTCCCATATTGTGACAGTTATTACATACCGGCACTTTCAATCCATCCTTTTCGCTCAGTTCTCTGCCAGCAGTGCCGAACACCAAATGATGCTCGGCCTCTGATGGTCTGCCGCAGATAAAGCAAATCTCCGAATAATCTGTAACAATCCCTTTGCTCATCGCTCTAACCTACTTTCTGTTTCCCAGACCTACGAATATCAGGAATGCCAATACCGCAAGTGCTGCCATAATCTCGCCTCCTAACCGAAAATCACATCACCAAATAACGCATACTGGATAATTGCATCGCATACGATTGCGTCCGCATTGCAGGTATCGAACCGGATCTTTCCGTCGATCTGTTCCAGGCAGTTGCAGCCGACCGGTGTTATCGCCCACAGCTCAACTCCCTTTTTGAATTTCTCTAAGTCCAGCTCGTAATACTCTGTATTGTCTTTGTCGAACGGCTCCGGCAGATGCAGTCTCAGCTTACCGCCTCTTGCGATCTGCTCGCTTCCATATTCTCCAAGATAATCGCCTACGACCTTTGCCTCATCACACCAATAAGTGATGCCACCCTCCAATGCTCCGCACATTATGTCGTCAATATCTTCCTGGGTAAGTACGATTTCCAATGTTACACTTACCGTTACCTGTTTTTCTTTCTCTTTGCCACCCATGACTCGCTCTCCTTCTTTTTCATCGCTTTTTCTATTTCTTCGAGTTTTTCATCACTGAGAAACTTAAAATTCACGCCTGCGTCTGTAAACGCTGTCAAAATGCTTTCCTGCACCGCCTTGACTGTCGCCCAGTCCGGTTCGTCGTCCTGTGTTCTGATGCCGAACTGAACCATATAGTCCTCGATCACGTGCCACAGCTCGTATTCCAGCTCGTCCATACATCCAAGTGCCGATACATCCACGACCGCCGGTGCTGTTATTTTCTTTCCGTCTGCCAGTTCCAGGTCTACTGTGTCAATATCTTCTCCGAACTCACCGCCTTTCTTGTGGTGTGCCAGGATGTCGCCTGTAAAGTCGTAGCCTCTGTCGATCATAGCCTCGCTGTTATCTTCGTACAATCTGAAACATCCGGCCAGTTCGTCATTCTCGTGCCTCTGCAGGACTTCTTCCCAAGTCAGCTTTCGCATTCCCAACCAGGTGTAACCCATTATTCATCGCCTCCTTCGTAATTTGCTCCACAGTACGGACACTTCGTTACTCCATAGCAATTAAACATTTTCCCGCATTCCTTGCAGGTGTCCAGCTCCCCATTTCTCTGCCAATCTTCCAACAGGCTACTTACGTGCTGCCAGTCCAGTGCCTCGAAAACTTCCTCTGCCAAATCGTCCTGCTGATTGCACTCCTGCAGGATGCTGTTTCTCGTGTACACCGTATCGGATAATTCCGGAATGTAGCACGGATCATCCGGTCTGTGGTAAAACGCATCTTCGTCTTTGAAGATATGTCCCTGTCCGTAGAACTCACGGACGATCTTCTCGCCTTCTCCGTTTTCATCCGGTGGAGTGTAGCTTCCTACTTTCAAAGCTGACATATTACCCCTTCCTTTCCCAGGATCACATACCCAAGTTTTTCATTTCCGTATGCCATATCCAGTGCCGCCGGTATCGCTTCCATTGTGTTCTTGAATTTTTCCCTGAACAATTCTGTCAACATTACCTGTCCGCCGTCGCAGTTTGTCATTTCCGCATCAAGCTCGTACTGGTCGTAATAGATGTAATCTACATATCCCTGCACTTCGTCCTCTTCCAGCAGGTTTGTTCCGTTTCCTTCTGATACTCTTAAAATCTGTCTTGCTGACGGAACATATACAAACACATCTCCGTAGAACCGGTCTCTCTGTTCATCTATGCACTCTGATATTCCGTGAGTGCTTCCACATTTATCGCAACCGCCGCATCCTTTGCAGGCGTCCGGCATTTCTTTAACTTTGTTCATTTCTTCCTCTCCCTTCTCAGATATAATAGCAACTGAAATTCCAGTGATGCCCGAACTCGTAATACAAACCGTATCTCTCAAAAATCTTGTCAAACTCTCTTCTCACCGAAGGAAGGATGCCGTAATACAACATCTCGCATACCGGACCTTCAAAGCTCATGCTGAGAATGTGGTCCGGATTCACGTACTCGAAATACGTTCTTGGGTTCTGGTTCTCTTCCTCGATCAGATGCTCTCTGTCGTTGTAGTAATACTTTCCGGTTACCGGATCATGCTGTGTGAACCGCTTTCCGTTGAAATAGATGTCTACATCCTGCCATAACCCATGCTCCAGCAGAAACTCTCTGATTTC